TTTCGAATAAGATCGACGGGTATAATGCCAAGACGATCGATGTTGAATCCCAAGACGCAGCTCAAATTGAAAAAGGCTAGTTGGTCTGAGTTTATAAAAGTTTTTAATAAAAAACATAATTCTCATTTAATGACTTCCGTTGGAACTATTAAGGTTGTTGTAGATGAATAGTATATGCATTGTAGGAGGGGGAACTGCAGGGTATGTAACTGCCTTAATCTTAAATAGAAGATTTCCAAATATAAAAATTACTTTAGTTAAATCAAGTAAGATTGGTATCATTGGAGTTGGAGAAGGAAGTACTCCTCATTGGGATGAGTTTTTAAAATTTGTGGATTTGTCTCCAAATGATATGATAAAACATTGTGGTGCTACTTGTAAGGCATCTATTTATTTTAAAGGTTGGTCTCCCAAAGATTATAATCATGTCGTGACGCATCCTATTTTGGATGGTGTAATACAGCTTAAAATAAGATTACTGCATAAATTTGCTCAAGAGTTAGATCCTTTATCTATTACTCCCAAAGAACATTTACAAAAACAAATAGACCCTAGTTTGTCTAAACCTTTTCAACAATTTCATTTTGATACATTTAAATTAAATAATTATTTACATAAGGTGTCCGTCGAGAGAGGAGTTGAAGTTGTTGATGATGAGATTAACGAAGTTATATTTAATGACTTTGGATATGTTAGATCTGTAGTTGGTAAGAAACGCTATGAAATGGATTTTTATGTCGACGCATCTGGTTTTAAAAAAGTAATTTTTTCAAAACTAGAATGTAAATGGGTAGATGTAAGTAAATGGTTAACTTTAGACAAAGCTATTGTTTATAGAACTGAAAACCTAGAAGTCCCTAATGTGTGGACAGAAGCGCAGGCTATGAAATATGGTTGGAAGTTTAAAATTCCCGTACATGGTAGACAAGGTAATGGGTATATATTTGATTCCAATTTTTGCACTGAAGAGGATGCTATGAGAGAAATTTGCGCTGTAGATCCCTCAGAGAAACTTAGTTGGAGAACTATTCCTTTTAAACCGGGTTATTTAAATAAATGTTGGATTAAAAATTGCTTTGCTACAGGAATTACAGGAAGTTTTTTTGAACCCTTAGAAGCTACTTCCATTGCTATATCAATTCAACAAGCTTTTATGTTGAGTAATAATTTAATTAATTATAATCAACAAATAATTGAGAGAGTGAATCATCAGTTTATTAAGTTGGTAGAAAATTCAAGGGATTTTATTATTCTTCATTACTTGACTAAAAAAACAGATAATGATTTTTGGATTTCTCGAGCCGATATGGATATACCTGATAGCCTGGCTACTAAGTTAGATTTATTTGAGAGGAGGCTTCCTGTGGCTGATGATTTTTCGGAAGATGGGGATTACGCACTCTGGTGTGATCAACATTACTCCATTGTTATGTATGGGTTAGGCATGTTTAATTCTGAAATGTTAAAAAAACATTATGTTGCTTTGCCTGAGATAGTTAAAAAGCATTTAAATGAGCTATATTTAGGGGACATAGATTATTTTAAAAAAACAATGTACATTAATCATGACGAGTGGCTTGATGAAGTTAGAGAAGGAACAAGAGTTATCAAATGAAGAAAAAAATAAACATTAATAAGAAAGCTAAAAGGGAATTGGACAGGTATCCAATGGTTGAAGTTCATTGGAACGATATAATTTCTGAGTCAGGTTGGCAAAGTTTGATTACTTTTAATAAAGCTAAGCTGCCTGTTTGTGTTACAAAAGGACATTTATTATCTCAGGTTAAAGGAGTAACTAAAATTTTTGGGGATTTTGCACTTAAAGACCAAGAGACAGGCGAGATAGACGAGATTGGAAACACTACTATTATTCCTAATTCTGTTATAGTTAAGATTAAAAAAATATGAACAACCTTGATCTAATATGAGTGAAAGAAAAAGAGAAGCATTGTTGTGGCAAAAAATAAAAAGAAATATTAAAAATATCTTTTTTACTCGCATAGAATCAAGCACAATGAATGGTATTCCTGATATCCATTGCGTTGTGAATCAAAGAATATTTTGGATTGAACTTAAATCAGACTATGTCAGTTATCCGAAGCTAAATAAGTGGCAAGTTGTTTGGATTAATAAATATATTAAGCATGGTGGAATTGTAATTATCTGCAAAGAGGCCCTTAAGGAGCCTGCTTTGAAACTGTACAGACCAGTGTCCAGTTTTACTGATCCTCGCGAACTGAAACCTCGGTTTGAGTTCTCGTTTCCCGTACAATGGCCACTGGTTCAGGATGCCTTCACAGAGCTCGGGGCCCCGGTAACCTCCGCTGCGCTGGAGTTGCGTTCTCGTTCTCGCTTGAAACCTCGTTCTCGTTCACCGAAGAGGGTTCGCATCGCTTCCGCTGCCAGTAACCGGTTACGGGCCGTAACCTTCGGCTAGACAAAAGCTCGTTTCTCGGCTACAGTTTTCCCTCTTTGTTTGCTGTAGCCCAGTAACGAGCTGGCATCCCAAGATGGAAGTTGCGTTTCAGAAAGATGAAACCTCGTTCTCGTTTGGGCAACAACTCCCGAGCCCCTCCCTTCAGAACAGCGGGTGAACCGGCTGCACAATGTTCTGCTGGTCAGATTCACAATATGCAAAAGAAAGGACTTGACAACTATCCCATTAGATCTTATCTTACATTCGATCCTGTAGTTTACAGGATCCAGAGCTTGCTTCTCTGTAAAGAGCAATGCACCACAGGTAAGCTGTGGATTGACTAGTTGATAGTATGGCCTAGAAGGCTCGAGCGTCTTCAACTAGTCTAGGATTAGTTGCTTACTGTCACGGGTGCACAGCGTGACTATCGGCAACTGATCCTTAATTAATTAAACAAAGGAGAACAAATGAAAGATCAATTAGAATGCAAATGGGTAGAGAAGCAGCAGGACACCGCATCGTCATCGTCGATTAGCGCCTGGTTGAGGGAAGGGGAAAAGGATGGCCAGTTCCTCATTGCAGATATTGCGAAGCACGGATGTGTCGGCGGAGTACCTGGGGTAATTTACTACAAGGAAACGGTTGCGTTTTACAACAAGCACGAAGAAGAGATTCTTAACATGTTGATATCGGAGGCTGAGCAGCAGGGAACAACTACGGGACAACTACTGGATAGCATCTTTAAGAATTTGGATGCGCAGCCATCCTCGCCCACCAGCTGGAAGAACAGTCTCGCTTGGTTTGCAATTGAGCTCGCGGCCCATCACCAGATGACCAGCATCACGGAGGGAGCTGCATGATAGGAAGTATGGTTTGTATTCTCCTCATTTGTCTGTTCCTCAGCCCCGAACTAACTCTTCTTGGGTTGGGGATACTGGTTCTCGGTCTCGTTTCTGCATTCTAGTCTCGTCTCGTTTGGTCAAGCAGCGGCCCATCAGGCTGCCTCCAGAGTGAGCCGGAAGAGTTGCTCACCAGCAGTATCTTTTGAAGATAGTTTAGAATTATTCTAAAAAATAGCACTTGCATTATAAATGGGATATGATAGGATTTTAGAAAATAAATAACAAAGGAGAAAAAATGGGTATGGATATATATGGCATTAACCCTGTAAGAAGGGGAGATGAACCAAAACGACCTGACAATATGTGGGAAAATAAAGAACCACAACCAACAAGAAAAGAAATAGATCAATATTTAGAACAAAAGAACGCGTATGAAGAAAAAAACGCAGGGATCTATTTTAGAAATAATGTCTGGTGGTGGCGACCTTTAGGAGCGTTAATTCATGAGAAAATAGAGAAAAAAGATTGGTTCTCGGAAGATCACGCAAAAGCACTTCAAGACAATAGTGGATTTGAATGGAGCGAAGAAGAAGCGAAGGAAATTGCTGACGAACTCCAATCATGCGTTGATAGTGGGGAGAGTAATCACAGACAGGACGAATGGAAAAGAAAAGCCAAAGTTGCTCGTGAGTGGAATGACAAAATAAGTAAAGAAGAAAAGAAAATACAAAAGCAAGCCGAAGCTATAAAAGGAAAGAATGTTGTTCCTATGGATTACCCACCATTATTAAAAAAGAAATGGGACGACTTATACAAAACTCGTTCATGGGAAGATAGTTATCCATATGATACAGAGAATGTAAAAGAGTTCATCAGGTTTCTCCGTGAGTGTGGTGGCTTTCGTATATGTTAGAAAACCAAATACTTAAAAAATTACAAGAGCAAGGGGCGACCGATCGGTCGCCCTCGTCTCGGTCTCGGTCTCGGTCTCGGACTGATAAAGTTTATTCACTCTGCAGTCCAGATACACAGGGGGGAGAGTTGTTGGACAAAGAATTAGCAAAGATAAAGGAGTTATTAAGAAACCCATAATGGGCATAAAGATTTATTATTTTGTTGTATCCTATTTTAATAAGATATAGAGTTCTTAAATCTATTCATAAGAATAGATAAACAAACAAGGAGACATATGACAAACACAGTAAAAAAGCTAAAGACAGACGAGAAAAAAATCGTTTTGGCTTATGCTCAATTAAAGTTGAAGTCAAATAGACTTGTTAAAGAAATAGAAACCATGAAACAAAATCTGGTTGATGTCTTTAACAGAACAAACCAAAACTTAATCATAGTTCAAGATGAAAACTCTCAAAGTTTTGGAGTTCAAAAAATAAATCGTAAGAGAAAAAAGTTTGAGACAGCAAACTTTAAAATTGCTCATAATGATTTATTCAATAAGTTCACTACGGAGATTGAGTATAGTGAATACAAAGCAATAGGAGATAACCATGACAAAGAATAGTCTAATCAATATTGCTCAAGTATTAAGTGAACGAGTTAATAACAATCAGGTAACAGATCTATCTTCAGTTCACATAACAGTTGATGGAAAAAAACAATTAAACTATGAGATAATGTTTCAGTTACTACAAGGAGAAGTAGAGAAACACATTCTTGAAAATCAGGGCAATCAAGTTGTAGATGAGTTTAAGAATAAGATCATCAATAAGTTTGCTAGTCTGATTAAACAATTACAATCATAAACCATATGAACGCGTGGCGTTTAACAACGCCACGCCACGCTTGAGCCTTCTAGTATAGAAGGCTCATTCATTCCATTAACATAAATTTTTTTTTGAAGAATTGCAGCTCGCGTTGATTTGACCCTGTTTTTGACGCTTTGGGTTTAAGAAAGTAGGATCGATAGATGTAGTGGAGTCCCAAACGAGATGAATTAGTTGAAAGTGTTGTTTCATTAGGTTATTGTAGAAAAGACCCTTTGTTTTTAAGGTACCCTATTTGGGGTGGGGGTATATAAAATTTTTATGAATATTGATCAACTAAGTGATGACGAATTAAAAAATATTATTTTAAAAAAACAACTGGAATATATTAAGTTGTGCCAAGATGATTTTCTAATTTTTGCCGAAAATGTTTGGCAAGATTTTATTTATAGAAAAACTAATAATCCAAAAAATTATGGTCATCATCAAATTATCGCTGAAGAATTTCAAAAAATAGCTTTGAACCAAGAAAAGAGGCTCATTGTAAATATGCCTCCTAGACATACAAAATCAGAATTTGCATCTTATTTATTTCCTGCGTGGATGATAGGGAAGTTTCCTAAAATGAAAATAATGCAAG